TGTGACTGCGAAGAATGTAACTGTGAATGCCATGAAGAGCAGGTAGCAGAGAAAGGTAATGATTGAGTTTGTGTTAGTGTTTATGATGGGATTAAGAGTAGTAGACCAAACACAAACCTTCCAAGATATAGATAGATGCTTGTACTTTGCAGAAAGATTACATGACCAACCTTCAATACCGCAGAAAGAAGGACCCAATCTACAGATTACAGCATACTGCAAACCAATAAGGAAAAGATAGAGTGAGCATTACAAGTTATCCACAACTCATGGGAATGGGTGGAGGTGTAGGTTATTATCCTTACTTCTTACAAGTATCACGTGGACTTGTTGCTGGACACAAGCGTGTATTCAAATTTGGATATAACGGAGAAATACAAAACGTAGAAGAAACTATTTGGGATGTAGGTGGTTTATATGCTTACCCATCTAGTGCTGTAACAATGACAGCGACAAGTAGTTCAGGTGCTACAGATGAAAATGTACAAGTTACGATTGAAGGTGTAGATGCAAGTTACAATGAATTATCTGAAACAGTAACACTAAACGCATCAGGAACTGCAACAACAACAGGTAGCTTCTTACGTGTGTATCGTGGTTTTGTAGCAAGTGGTACAGCATCGGCAGGTAATATTACAATTGCTAATGGTGGAACAACCTATGCGTATCTGTCATCTGCTGACCAACAAACTTTGATGGCACTATGGACTGTACCTGCAGGATATACAGCTTATTTGTTTCAGATAGATACAACTGCATTTACAGTACAGAACAATAAAGTTGCTACAATAAGAATGTTGACAAGAGAATTAAACGGAGTATTCCGTACTCAACAAAAGTTTGATTTGTTTGAAGGTTCATATCATCAAGATATTACTTGCCCACAACCGATAGCTGAGAAAACAGATATTGAGTTTCGTGCTATAGCAGACAGTTCAAATGCTGACTTACGAGTTTCAACAACTTTTGATATTATTTATATAGAGAACTAGAATGGAAGTAAAGAACCGTACCGTAGCGTTAGAACTTACCACAGGTAATAGTGATATCTATACTGTTCCATCTAACTATGAAGCAGAAGTATATAGCATATTTATAAGCAATGCTAGTTCATCTAATGTTACTTTCAGCTTAGATTGGTATGATAGCCAAACAACAACTTTTTTTACTATTGCTGAAACAGTAGAACTACTAGGTAATTCAATGCTTCAGATAAATAGCGAACCGTTTTGGTTATACAAAGGAGATAAGTTAAGAGGATTAGCAAGTGCAGGTAGTGCAGTAACAGTATCTGTTCGTGTAAAAGAATCCTATATACCACAAAGGAATTAAACAATGTTGGCAGAATTAGCTGCAGCAAACGCTGCTTTCAGTGTTATAAAACAATTCGTGTCCAACGGTAAAGAACTGAGTGGATGTGCAAAACATATAAGCGATTTCGTATTCTCTAAAGAAGCGATAGAAAAGAACCTAAAGAAAAAGAAAGCTAAAGGCGTAGGAGGCACAGACCTAGAAGAGTTCATGGCTCTTGAGCAGATAAAAGAAAAAGAAGAAGAACTCAAGAAGATGATGATATATCTAGGCAGACCTGGATTATGGCAAGATTGGCAAGCCTTCCAAGCAGAAGCACGTAAGTCTAGACGTTATCAAGAAAAGATGGCAGAGAAGCGTCAACAAGAGTTGATGGAATATGTAGGTTACGGAATAGCATTTATAGTTGTTATATTCTTTGCAGGACTGTTAGCATGGGCAGCAGGTAAATGGGTAGGAAGATTTTGAGTCCGTGTGTAGGCATCTGCAAGTTACAAGGAAATATCTGTACAGGATGCTTTAGAACAATAGAACAAATAAAGGAAGCATATGAGAGCACCACAAAAATCCCTAGCAAATTGGACAAAACAAAAGTGGCGAACTAAAAGTGGAAAGCCTAGTACACAGGGGAGTAAAGCAACAGGTGAACGTTATCTACCTGAAAAAGCAATTAAGGCTCTTTCTCCCGGTGAATACGCCGCCTCTACGGCTGCTAAACGCAAAGCAACTAGAGCAGGTAGACAAGTATCTAAACAGCCCAAAAAGATTGCTTCAAAAACGGCGAGATTTAGATGAGAAAATACGAGCTATATCTAAAATTAGCGAAGCCCTTCCAGAAGGTAGGAAACTATCTAATGCTAAAACACGTAAAGGCTCTGAGACAGTGGCAAGCAAAACAAAGAATTAGACAGGAAAGACTTTAGTGGTAACCGTTGAACAATTCTTAGAATGGAAGATATTACCAAGATGTATGATGCTTGCTAGTACAGTCATGTCTTGGAGATGTGCAGAATGGTTTATGGAACTTGATGCACCAACAGCGGCTCAGTCAGCTTTCGTGTCAGTAGTTATGGGTGTGATGACAGGTGTATTTGGCATTTGGATGGGTCACGAACATAAAGGAGATAATCATGTTAACAGCGTTGATAGGACCAATCGCAAATCTCGCTAGTTCTTGGATGGACAGCAAGGTTGAGAAGGTCAAGGCTGAAGGACAGGCAAAGGTAGCACAAGCTAAAGCTAAAGCAGTTGTAGCTGAGAAGGTAGCAACAGGCGAAGTTGAATGGGAAAAGTCTATGGCAGATGCCACAGATAATTCATGGAAAGATGAATTTGCCTTGACAGTTTTACTTTTACCTGCTATACTAGTGTTCATTCCTAGCATGACAGAATATGTAAGAACAGGGTTTGAGGTATTGAATACACTACCTGAATGGTATCAGTACCTTTTGTTTATAGCAATTAGTGCATCGTTTGGTATTAAGGGTGCAGGTCAGGCTATGAAGATTATGAGGAAGAAATAATGTTTGCTTGGTTTAAAAACTTATTTATACATTCTAGCGGAGACTTATCTAAGCATAGACTACACACAACCAAGTATCAAGACTTGTGCATGTAAAGGAAGACAATGAACTTAATAAAACTACAAGATGAAATAGCAGACGATGAAGGTGTTAAGTACGAAATATATAAATGTTCAGAAGGATACCCTACAGGGGGTATTGGACATCTAATTACCGAATGGGATGAAGAATATTACGAAAAACCCATAGGAACAAGGATTCCACATGAACAAGTGGATGATTGGTTTGCGAAAGACATAGAAACAACTATAAAAGATTGTAAACTATTGTTTTCGCAATTTGATAACTTGCCTGCAGAAATACAGCATGTATTAGCTAATATGTGTTTCCAATTAGGTAGACCTCGTTTATCTAAATTTAAGAACATGATTGCAGCTGTAGAAGATTGTGATTGGGCTAAGATGGCAGATGAGATGGAAGATAGTATGTGGTTTAAGCAAACTCCAAACAGAGCACAGAGATTAATAACCCGTGTTGATAGACAGATTGGAAGAGAGGTAGCAATATGAGCAGAGAACTGACTGAAAGACAACAGAAGTTTTTGGCTGTTTTATTTGACGAGGCAGGTGGGGATGTAGTCGCTGCAAAAAAACTTGCGGGATATTCAACATCTTCTAGTACAACAGATATAATTAAATCATTAAAGGATGAGGTTTTAGAAGCTACACAACTATACATGAGTAGAAATGCACCTAGAGCAGCAGTAGCGATGGTCGGTGGATTATTAGACCCTACAGAACTAGGTATAAAAGAAAAGATGTCTGCGGCAAAAGAGTTACTTGATAGAACTGGATTAGTCAAGACTGAGAAGATGCAAGTAGAAAGCACAGGTGGTGTTATGCTCTTGCCACCAAAGAATAATGAATAGAAGTTTAGGTAAGTGGAAATTACCACAGCCGACAGACTTAAAAGATGAAGCACAACAAGAATGGGTACAGATACCAAGAATAGCACGTATCGTTCCATTTGGTTATAAGATTAATGAAGAAGACCAAGACTTACTTGACCCTATACCATATGAACTAGAAGCCATAGAATTAGCTAGAAAATATACTAAACAGTATTCATATCGTGAAATAGCTAATTGGCTTACTAAGAAAACAGGAAGAGATATATCTCACGTAGGATTAAGAAAAAGGTTAATGCATGAGCAACAACGTAAGAACAAGGCTAGAACTCTCCGAAAATGGTCCGAGTACGCCCAGAAGGCAATCGAAAAAGCGAAAGCCATCGAAGAAAAAACAACGGGTGCAAGAGCCTAGGATACAAGAAGTATCTGAAATAGAAGCAGTACCAATTGAAGAACAAAATGTAATCTTCAAACCAAATGCAGGACCGCAGACAGAGTTTCTTGCAGCAGGTGAAAGAGAAGTATTATATGGTGGTTCAGCAGGAGGTGGTAAATCATATGCCATGCTTGCAGACCCTTTAAGATATATGGGTCATCCATCATTTAGTGGGTT